GGGGGTGTAAACCCCCAGAGCCCCGCCAATGGCCCCGGCCCCAGGGCCTCCCGCGTCGTCCACGACGAACTCGATAGCCGCGACCGGCGTCTCAAAGTCCGCCCCGTCCGATGCGTAGGCGATGATGGAACCGACCACCTCGTTGTCGGCCACCGCTGTGGTCGCGACCTGGGTTGCCGCGGCTCCCTTGAGGAGCGCAATCTTCGGGGAGACCGTGCGGTCGTTCGTCGTGTTGTAGGAGGCAACAAGCGCGGCGCCGCCAGCGAACGCGGTGCCAACACCGTGCAGCTGAAACTCCGGAATGAGGTTGGTTGCCCCGTCGCCATCCGAGATGGTGTTGATGGTCGTGCTGCCGACAATTAGCCCGTTCGCGTTGCCCACCACCAGGTTCTGCGCCGAGGTGACGCGGAACACCTCTGTGGGGGTCTGCGACCCGTCAGGCGAGGTGAGGAAGACGATGCGGCCCGGCATGTCCGTGGATGCGCCTGGAGAGCCATCCACTTCGAAGGCAATAGCCGCCGCAGGGTCGAAGCCTGTGCCGCCATCCGCGCCCAGCGCAACGATGCGCCCCAGCAAGTCCCCGGATGCAACGATGGTGTTGGTGCCGAGCGTGGCGGACTTGGAGCGGGCCAGGATAATCTCCGCCCCTTCCGCCGCAGTAGAACTGTAGAGGACGGCGGCAATGGCGGCGTCCACCCCGACCGTGGTGCCCTGCACCTGGAACTCTGGCACCAGGGCGTTCAGGGTACGCTGCGTGGTGCTGCCAACGACGACGCCCTGCCCGTTCGCTACGAGCACGTCGAACCCGCCATGCCCGAACTCAATCAGGCCGGCGGAGGCGTCAATCCAGATGGCTTCCAGGGACGTGGTGGCGCCAAGGCCAGCCACGTAGATGCCCAGGTCGCCATCCTGTGTGGTGTTGGAGATGATGAGGGAATCGGCGGCCAGCGCCTGCCGGGAAGCCGTCCCTGTGAGGACCCCTGCGACTGCGGTGTCGGCGAGCGTGGCTGTGGACTTGTGGCGAATAGCGTCGTCACTGTCGGAACCAAGGTTCAGCGACACGTCGTCGTTGAGGATGATGGCGCCCGTAGACGTCACGCCCGCCGTCTGGAGGGCCAGCCGCGGGTTCAGGAACACCGCATCGGCAGCCATCGTCATCCCAACAACGATGCTCGTGTCGCCCGCACTCTCGCCACAGCCGCCAGCGGTGTTCGATAGGTAGAGTGTCGAGCCTGCCGTGCCGCCGCTGTAGCGCCCGCCCCTAACAAGTGCCTGGAAGTAGACCTTCTTGTTGGTCTCTCCGCTCACGGCGTCTGTGGCGGCAACGAACTCCGGTTGAATAGCCGTGGCGGTGGCGTCCGCCTGCACAATGCTCGTTCCGGAGCGTCCGAGAAGGTCGCCCTTGAACCACGCGCCGCCCGCAGTGACCAGGATGAACGGCGCGGCTCCGGAGACGTGGGTAGCCGAAGTTCCATCGTCAGCGAATGCCATGGCATGTACCCCTTCACAGAAGATTTATCAGGGTACGTCCCTGACCTAGCTACTTGGGCTGCCTCACGTACAGCGGCGGCTTCTCAGCCGGCGGTGTCGGTGCCAGGGCCGCTGGCGGCGGTGTGATGCGCCCGGCCAGCGCCTGGAGCGCCGCAAGGTTGGCTTTCTGGAGTTCGCGGTCCTCGCGCTTGCTGGCCTCCTCACGGTCCTTCGCCAGCGCTGCATAGGCCCGTGGGTGCGTGAACTTCATGTGCGCATCCACGTCCATGAGCGTGGGGATGTTGGACTTGTTGCAGACTGCGAAGCCCATGCGGTCGTACTCCTTGCGGCTGGGGTCGGATTCGTGGAGCAGGCACTTGATCTCGCCCTGCGACGGACGGATGCCAGGGTCAGTCAGCGTGAACACCGGCTCGCCGTTTGCGTCCTTCTGCTGGAGCCGCTGCCAGAGCATGAACTGCGGCTGGAGCGACCTGTCGCCGGTCTTCCGGTTGTAGATGGCGACGTAACCCTTGTTGGTCGCCTGCACCCGCATGGGCGCAGGGCTCTTGGCATCACTGCCATCGTTGATGATGTCCCCGGCCCGCAGACCGCCGCCCTCGTCGGGTTCCGCTGATGCCTGAATGAGCTTTTCCCAGTCGCTGTCCGTCCCGTGCTTGACTGGCACCTGTTGGCTTGTCATCGTCGCTCCACACGTCCGTAGGTACCGAATGTGCTCTGGTGGCGGCGGCGCCGATGGCGCTCCTCCACGTAGTTGCGCCAAAGCCCCTGGAGGTCGGTGGGTTCCACCTGCTTCGGCTTCTCCCCCCGCATCCAGTCGGCAATGTCCTGGAGTTCCGCCACCGTGTTGCACGGGATGGCCCGGCCTGTCGCCTTGTCCACCACGCCGCCCAGGATTTCAAACTGGTTGGCCTTGAACGAAGCGGACAGGCCGAGGTCCGTCCAGTGCTCCGCCGGTGCGTCGTTGCGCGCGACGCGGACGACCTGCCACCGATGTTTCCCGCGCCCGTCCGGACTGGGCTCGTCAATCTCGTAGAGCAGGTACCCCCACTCGTCCGGGAGCAGGATTGTCGTGATGGGCCAGACCCCACGTCGCGAGGCTGATGCTGAGACCACGTGTCACCTATTGCCCTGATTAAATCGCAGTTGCTGGATAGTCTTCAGTTGTTGCTCCAACTCGCGGATGCGGCGTTCGTAGACCTTGAGTGCATCCCGTGGGTGAGAGTGGTGGTTCTGCCGTGGCATAGCCACAAGATTCTCAATGCGGTTGTCGTCCTTCGTCCCATTGAGGTGATGAACCACCCATCCCTTCGGAAGCGGCTTGCCATTGGCCCGTTCCCACACGACGATGTGTTCGCCACGGTAGAATGCCCCCTTGCCTTTGCCCGGAGCCCCTTCCTTGACTCGCACATAGACGTACCCGTCTTTGTTGGACCGCCCCTCTTGCCAGTTGGGGTTGGCCTTGCCTGTATAGCGTTCACTGCGAGAAACGTTGTCGCAAACCCGACACCTAAGCGACCTAGCAGCGATGTCTTTCTTGCAGTCCACGCACTGGCCACGCCGTTTGCCCTTCTCGTACTCATGGAGGTATTGCTTCCTGCGAATAACCCCACACGTCTGGCACCACTTGGCAAGAGTGTTGCCGTCATGAGACACCCCCTATTTAAGAACAGTATCTCATGTTGGCTTGCTTGCATCTACCTACGACGTAGGCGTGGCCGCATCTCCAAGTATCTCATAGGACCAGTTGCCCGCAGACCGCTCGCCGAAGGCGAACTCCTCGGTCAGGTAGACCAAGTCGGCGCCACCGCCGCGCCCAGGCTTGCGCTCGGTCTCTGTGCGGATGTTCAACCCGCGCACGAGAATCCAAGCGTCCTTCGCGAAGACGAAGCCCTTGGCGTCGGACGAGGAGTCGATGGTGACGTTCCCGTCCTCGTAGATGTTCACGCTGGAGATTGGGAGTTTGAACCCGGACTTGAGCACTTCGGCGGTGATGCCGCTGGTGACTTCCGAGCTCCCCACAGAGGCGGTCAACTCGTTCGCGAGGGACTTGAGGATGTAGCCGTGAAACACCGCGTTGTAGGGCGGCATTCCACGCTCAGTCGCGTTCGACGAGATGCGGTACCGCGCGGCGGTAATCAGGTTCGTGGTAACGGTGGCGCCCGCCGTGCCAAGGACGGTCGTCGAGCCGTCCATGGCCGTCAGCCCCTGCTCGTCCTGGTTGCGCACCATGGCCTGACCCGCGAGTTTGCCCATCTGGGCGAGGGATGCGCGGTTCAGGTTGCGCCGCACCTTGTCCGTGATACAGGTGACGATCTGGAACATCGATGGCGTGACGGTGATGGCGCTGTCCACGAATTGCTGGGCATTGTCGTTCTCGGTCTGCTCGGTGACTGCCGTGACCTCAAGCTGCTCAAACAGGGCTTCCTTCCAGGACGTGCCCGTGTTCGGGTCAAGGGTCTTCTTGTCCACGAGTTGCGTGACCACGCCGTCATACTCGCGGCGGGAACGGGCGGACGCGACGATGTCGTCTAGGCTATCCGCCAGCGACCCGGTAGTAGTCGTCCCAACGGCCATGTGATGGCCTCCTTGCCAGAATGGTCAGTCCGCTCGCTAGCGGGCCCAGCTCGTGTTGCCGCGGACCACAAGGTAGTCCACGTCGGCATCTGCCGCAGTGGTGGTCGTGCCCCAGCACCCGACGCCGCCAGCCTGGAGTGCGGTGGTGGACACGGCGTTGGTGACGGTCTTCTTGAGCACGCCGTTGATGTACCAGCGCGCGGTGCCGTTGGGGTCAATCTCCACGCGGAGGATGTCAGACTCCGCGGCCACGGCGCTCACGCCGGTGGTGGTGGTGGTGGAGTCGGTGGCGCCGGTGGTGCTTCCGCCGTTGTAGACGCAGTGCCAGACCGCTGCGGCGGTAAGCTGGCTATCCAGCACGAAGCCGCAGAGGTTCGCCGCAACAAGGGTGTGCGTGGTGGTCGTGGAGGTCACAGGCTCGGCGACGTCATTCGCCAGCGTGCCCATGAACCCTACGAAGACGGAGCGCGTGGTGAGGGCCTGGAGTTCCAGGCGGGCCTCCACCAGAAGCGGCCCGTTGAGGACCGGGGAGAGGCAGATGCCTGTCCCAACCCAGACGCCCTTGCCGTCCTCGTCGTTGCCGCTGATGCGGATGTAGCCGCCGGCCTTGTCGATGTACACGATGCCCGTGTCGGTCTCGGCAAGGTCGCCCATGACGGTGAAGGGGCCGATGTAGTAGTTGCAGCCGCCAGCGGTGGTGCCGTAGGCCACCGCGTTCGCGACCGGGATTTCCGGGCCGCAGAAGTGGTCCTTGAGTTCGATGGTCCCGAACTCGCTCTGAGCGACCATATGTAGCCTCACTCTGTCAGGGTGGGATTACTCCGCGAAGCCGAGCCGCTTGCCCGCCTCGCGCACGTCCTTGCTCCACTCGATCTCGCCGCGCCCGTAGGCTTTCCACAGGTTGTCGTCGGACATCGTTGTGGCCTGTGAGGTGCCCGCTACCTTCGACAGCGCCCGTGTCCGAGCCCTGTCCAGTTCGGCGGCATCCGCTGCGACCTTCTCGGGGGAAGGCTCAACGACCTTCTCAGCCGGCTTGGCAGGCGCCGGAGCCTGCTTTGCCTTGATGCGCTCAATCGCCGCGTCGTGGGCCTGCTTCGCCTGTTTCAGCGCGCGGCGGAAGGTGCCCGGCAGACCCGCTTTTGCGGCGTCGTCCGCCTCAGCCAGGAAGTCGAAGGCTTCCTCAAAGTTGTCGTCTGTGACTGGGTCTACCCCAAGCGCATCCGTGAGGGCGCGGACGCGGGCAACCTCAGTCTTGATCTCTGCCAGCAGACTGGAGCGCGTGGACTCGGATGCGCTCTTGGCGCGGAAGGCGTCCGCCTCGTCCTTGTTAGTCACCTCGCCTGCGAGGACCTTGTCGAGGAGTTTGGACTGCCGCTCCGCTTCCTCTCGGGCCTCGCGCGCTGCCTTGAGTGCGCGTCCGGCCTCAGCCTTGGCGTCGTTGGCCCGCTTCTCAGCGGCCTTCCGCGCCTCGGCTTCCTTCTCGGCCTGCCCCCGCCAGTCAGGTTCGGGCGCCTTGTCTGCGGGCGTGTCCGTTGCCGGAGGGACCGCAACCGGGGCCTTTACCTCTGTGGTGGCATCCGACGTAGGCGCCGCATCCATGACCATCCATGCCTCCAGCGCGGGTCGTCCCTTGTGGGAGTCGCCGCAAAAACAAAGAACCCAGCCCCTCCGAGGAGGGAAGCCGGGTTCGATGACCCTTCGTTGGCCCGTCTAGCGGGCGCGGTATTCGGTTGTGGCGCTGTGCCCTACACTAACGCCTTCCCAATCCGTACCACATTCCTGAACATCGTGCAAGACCTGGGTCGCCACAATCACCGCGTAGGTATGCACCACGCCATGCTCGCGCCGGCGGATGACAAGGCGGTTGCCCACCAACTCCGCCATCGGCTCAGTCCCGTGGCAGTCGCAGCGGAGTAGACGGCGCGTGTCTGTCATCGAACCACCCGCATACGCAACTTCCTGCCCTGCATCGTGCCGCCAAGACTGGGGGCCAGAGACCCACCGCTGCGTGATGGTGTGGGAGTGGGAGCCGGTGTCACCCTCCCCGCAGCGGGGGCGGCCACAGGTAACTGCGCTCTCAGTTCGTCCAGATGGTCTGCCCGGTACTTCTTCGTCGCTTCGTCGCGGAGGACGCCCATCACGCGCATGAGGCGCAACCGCTTCTCCTCATTGGAGAGGTCGTCTGTGAGTGTAGCCGCATATGCCCGCATCTGGGGAACCACAATCTCGTTGATGACGGTTTGGTAATCCGCCTCTTGCTGCGGCGTGAGGTCCACCGACCCGCCGGCGTTGCCGGGGTCAAGGTCGATGCTGTTCCCCGCCGCTCCAAGCGCAACCCCCAAGTCTTTCATGCCAGGGATGGCGAGGAAGTCTCGCTGACCTGCACGGTACACATCGGCGAGGACTTCCCTCCCACGGCGCTCAGTCTGCGTCGCCCGCGTTCCCACGAAGCGGGACACTCCAGGTACGCGCGAGACCGTCTCCGTCGTCGTCGGCTGCGCCTGGGTGGCCGCACCGAATGGCTGTGGATGGTAGCCAATCGCCTCCAACCCCATATCCAGAAGCCACCGTACCTGTTGGAACGTACCGGGCAACGCCTGCCGCATGGCGAAGTCCAGCTTGCGAGGGGATATGCCGGTCGCTCGCCCCAACGCCACCGCCGCCTCAGAGGTCTCGGCACCGAATTGGTCCTCTGGCGGCAGTTTCTGTTCCCGCTGCGGCACAATGGGTGCCTTCGTGAAGGAGTCAACCCCCGTTGCCAAGCCCATCGGCAGGTCTGCCATCGGGAACATGCTGACGATATTAGGGTCCACGGGCGAGATGTTGCGCGCTGTGTCCATCCCGTAGTCGAACACCAACTCGGCCCCGCTCCGGTCCTCCGTCTTGCGAGCAAGAGAGAACAGGGCCTCCACCGGGAAGGTTGCTACAGCAGCAAACTCGGACTTGGGTACCTTCGCGTAAAGAGGGAAGCGTGTGCCGTCCTTCCGAGTCCCCTCGCCATACTGGATGACCCAGTTGCGGGTGTACTCGTAGTCAGGGATGTCCTTAGACGTGTCGTAACGCATGTTGTTCACGCGCGACAGCACCGTCGGGCCTGCGAACAGCGTGGCGATGGCCGCGGACCGCACAGGATGCCTGCCCACAGTACGGACTAGGTTGATGGAACCCTGTACGGACACATTCGTGAATGGAATGACCTGGTTGATCACGCGCAGGGAGTGCCCCGACCTGGAGAAATCCACCGTCACGTCTCTGGCGCGGACAGCGGACTCCAACTCACTAAGCCCCTGCCGCCGGAACTTCGTGAATGCAGCGATGCGCGTGGACCGTTCCATCGCCGTATTCGCTTCCGACGTGAAAGTGAACGGGAGGAGCAAGGCATCCATGGGATTGCGGACTTCCAGCCCCCCAATACGGCCCTTTGCCACCTTCGCCCGCGTCATGTCGTCCACGATGCCAGACATGAACACGCCGCTACGCGCCGCGTCCTGGTAGAGGCTGTTCTTCGTGATGACGGCCTGCCAACCCCTCAAGTAGTCTGGGCTGAACGGGACCATGCCCTCGCGGAAGAACGCCTCCGCCGCGTCGCGCACCATGTTGACCGGCAAGAAGAACGGGTTGTACTGCGTCGCGCCAGCGCGGAGGATGTTGCCTGGCTGACGGAGCACCGCTAGGAAGATATTGTCTGGCTGAACGCCAAGGCTCTTGGCAACCCTGGCAAACTCGGCCGGAATCTCCGCCGTCCACTTCTCGCCATCCTGGTAGAACGAGATGGTGTCCATGAGCTTGGAGTGCTCAGCGGGTCGCGACACGTCTTTACCCTTGCGCTGCGCCGCCAACTCTAGGGCTTTCATCTTCTCCGCAGGCCCGTCCACGAAGCGAATGAGGTCAACCCCAGTCTGTTCCCCGCGCACCCGTAGGGCCTCCACAATGCTCTTGGCCGCTCGGTTGCGAGCGATACGGGTCTGTACTGTGATGGGTTGCGACAACAGCCGCCCAAGCGGGTTGGACAGCAGGCGGGTGCTTCCGCCCTCCAGCATCCGCTTGATGCCGGTGCTTGTCACGCTCGCCACGGGGCGCGTTCCGTACGCCAGCAGGTCGTCAAAGTCGGCGCGGTTGAGGGGGATGTAGTGCGGATGCGTCCGCTTGAGATTGGTGTACAGGTCGCGCGAGATGATGCCGTTCTCAAGCAGCGGGCGCAGCACCTGTTCGTCGTTCAGCCGTGCCAACTCCGCCGCTGCCTGTTCAATGCGCTGGAACCGCGCCGTCCCTAATCGCGCCCTCAGCGTTCGTTCGGCGCGGTCGATGCCACCGCGTCCAGCCATAGCGCCAGGCAGCTTGGCGGCAGGGTTGTTAGCAAGGATGTCCTTCTCAGCTTGGAGGACCATGTACTCCTCAAGCAAGCGGAGGTCCTTTCCCACCGACTTGAGGACGGGCTTGAAGTAGCGGCGAACGATCTCTTGTCCCCATCCCACAGAACCCGGTACCACCTGTGCCAGGTCCTTAGCAGGAACCCCCGTCACTTTCGACAGGCTCACCAACGGATAGTTCGCGTCGTAGAGTTGCACCGGGATTTCGTCCATGGCCCGCTGCACCAGCGGGTCGCGGTCGGGTTCGAGCGACCTACGCAGCACGCCGTAGTCGTAATCCGGCGGCTGTGGCGGCGTAGGACCCGGCGCTTTGGGGCCTCCGGGAACGCGCCCAGACGGAGGGACGGTGCCCGTGGGTGGCGGAGGTAGCCCCTGTGCGCCAGAGGCACGCGGCGGCGTAGGCGGCTGCGATGAAGGGGGAACGCCCGCATTGCCGCGCTGCCACACAGGGACACGCGCTGGCGGCTGTGCAGGAGCCGCAGAGGGCGCCGTGGGTTTGGGCCTAGCCGTGGGAGTGCCGCCCGCGCGCCCGATGTTCACGCGCCGAGCGCCAGAGAAGGTGGAAGCTACCGGCGGTGGGAGGGTACCGCCGGTAGCTGGAGGCGCGGTGCCCGCTGCCGCGCCTGGGGGTGTCAGTTGACTCGGAGGGGGGGCAGCGACAGCACTCGTCTGAGCGGGAGGTTGAGCGGCGGACGGGGTGGCTCTACGTGGAGCGGGACGAACATAGGTAATACTGCCATCAGGATTGATAGTCTCCGGCCATCCGGCTACTGCTCTTTTCAACACCTGCCTGTCCACGTTGGACATGCGCAGGTCCTTGGATAACGTCACGCTGCGGATGTTCTGCGTGAACTCCCGGAGCATTGCATCTCGCACCAGGAACTCTGCTTCGCCTGCCCGCCAAACCAGCGTCCATGCTGGCTTGGACGTGTTGACCTGCCCCATGATGCCTGCCGGGTCTAGCTCCAGCATCACTCCATGCCCGCCCTGCCCACGTGCTAAGTTGGCGGTGTTGGCAAAGTAATAATTGTTCTGACCAGTGTTGGTGAAGAACCATCGCGAAGCCAACTCTGGTGATGTCTCGTGGTACAGGGCGTCCGTATACGTAGCGAGTGGCTTGCGGTAGTTGTCATAAAGTGGCGGTAGCGGCGGTGCAGGAAGAGGCTTTTGAGACCTGCCTGCCCGATAACCAGCCGTCTGAGCCGCACCCTGGGGTGTCAGTTGACTCGGATGAACAGGAACGGTTGGACCTGGCTGAGCGGGAGGCTGTGGCGCAGGACTGACAGGCCCGGCGGCGGCAACGGAGGGTCGCCCACGAGGAGGGGGAACAGCGCCAGCGGTGGGCTGTACCGCAGGAACGCCTTGAGCGCCCGCTGTCGCGGGTCCACGCGGCACCTCAACTTGTAAGGGTTGCTTACCAGTTGCGGGGGCAAGATTGGTGAACTCAGGGAACAAAGACCGCAGCGCAGGGGCTGCTTGCGCTACCTCTGTCTTATCCTCTGGAGTTATCACCCGGCGCAGTTCTTGGTACGTCATCTCCCACGGCTGCTTGGCCTCCGCCGCTCCAGCCACCTTGGGGATGCCCGCCACGCGCACACCGGCCTTGGGTGCGCCAAGGTGTCCGCGCGCCCCTGTGGGCAACGCGCCCGTTACGGGAGCAACGGCAGCATTCCGGAGAGCCTCGCCTACCTGTGGCATTGCCTTGGCAGCACGCCCACCCGCACTCACCGCTGCGCGGGTCAGGGGCTTGGCTGCATCCCCAATCAAGCCGCCAGGGAGGAGGTTCGTCGGGTCAGTCACCAACTCCAAAGCACCCTTGACACCCACCTGCGGGCGCAGAGGGCCAACCTTGAACTTCGCCGACGGCAAGTCTGTTTCCCGATATGCCTGCACGATGGCATTCGCCCGCGATGCGCCTGCCCGCTGGAGTTCTGCCGCACGTCGCCGCTGTGCGGGATTGAGTTGCCCGACGATAGAGGCCAGTTCTTCTGTGATGGCCTGGTTGCCCGCAAGGAGGTTCATCGCCGCCGCGCCGGTCCCTATCGTTCTCGGAACGTCGGGGATGTTCCCTCCCTGGGACTGGAGACGCTGGCCGTAGTAGGCGCTGGACGGGTCTGCAAGTCGCGCCTGCCGCGCCAGCGCCTGTTCCTGCTGCGGCGTGACAACTCCCCTGTCGGGTATCGGCTGCGTCGTCGGGATGGGGCGTGCAAGCAGGGGCGACGGCGTGACCTTGGCCTTGAGGCCGCGGTCACCGCTCGCGCCAGCGTTGGCAGGGGGCATGAGAAGGCGGCCAAGCCGCTTCGCACGCCGCTGCGTCGGGGTCTCGATGGGCAGTTCCGGCACGGTGGCCTCCTACCCGTAGATGACGCGCCGCACCCGCGGCTTGTACTCGCGTTCCCGCTTCGCCTTGGCAATGGGGCCAAGGATGGATGCAACGTCGGCGCCAGGAGGCTGAGCATAGATGGACTGCCGCCGCTCCTCCGCCCGCGACGCTTCCTGCGCCTTCTGCATCTGGTTGCTCAGGGCGTAGCGCTCTGCCGTGGGCCTATCCAGGTCCATCTGCCGCATGTACGCATCCACGTCAGTCCGGTAGTCCTCGGTGGACGTATCCACCGTGTCCCACCCCTGCGCCTTCCGGAAGTCTGGGTCGGCCTGCATCTCCGGCGGAGTTGTGTACGGGTTATCCCCGGACACGTGGGTCCACAGGCCGCTCGTTTCCTTCCGCCACACATCGCGCCCGCCCTGGCCCGGCGTGGGCGGCGTGGGCTCGTCCATGGCCTCGCGCGCATAGATGTCGCGCTGCGCTGGCCGCGTGGAGATGGGGCCTGGCGCGCCCGTCTCGTCGAGCGAGTAGATGGACTGCCGGTCTGCCTGAAAGCTCTGCATGGCATCCGCTGCGGTGCGCCCGCCCTGGCCCGGCGTGGGCGGCGCAGGCTCGTCCATCGGCAAGCCCCTGAGACCGTTTTCGCCGGGGTCGAAGTTGTAGATGTCCTGGCGCCGCTGGCCCAGCGGGGCGAAGGCGTCAAGCGCCTCCCCCTCGCGGCTCTCGTCGAGCGTGGAGAAGTTGGGGGTGTAGGCCTGGCCGGTCTGGGGGTTGATGGCGAAGTCCTCTGCCGTCATCCCCTCCGCGCGGGCACGCTCGAACACCTTCCCGCGCGTGAAGTCCTCGCCGGTGGGTCTAGGAATGCCCGCTGGCCCTTGCGGGAAGGTCTCACGAGTGATGGGCTCCGCGAGCTTCTTCCCGTCCGGCCCATACTCCACCTTCCCACCAGCGGCAGCGTACATCTGCGCCAGTTCCATCCATGACGGCGCCTGGGCGTTCTGCTGCATCACCTGGCCTACAGGTACCATGCCCATGGGGTTTAGCGCACTCGCCCATTGCTGAATGGCCTGCGCCAACAGCGGCGGCGGATTGCGTATGTACTCCTCTACCTGTGCCGCTGTGGCGTTGTCCAGGTAGAAGCCCATCACCTGGTTGGCGATGGCGTTGCGGTCGGCACCGAGCATGTCGCGGAACTGGTCAATCTGGTAGGCCTGGGCGTAGTCGCCGCGCTGGAACGCCTCCATAATGCGGTCATCAAAGGAAGCCAGCCGCGGTTGCTCCTGCGGCGCCATGGATTGCCGGCGCTGCGCCTCGTCCACCTCAATGGTGAAGCCGCCCTTGCCGTCGGGCACGGCGTAGGCCCATGGCCCCATGCGCTCTGCGGCGGCAGCGGCATCATCCCACTTGGTGAAGTCGGAGATGGTCTCCTTGGCTACAGGGGCTCGCTCCTCGTACCAGCGGTTTTGGGACTTGTCCCATTCCCACTGGAACCCAGGTTTCGGTTCTTCGGTTGGCATGGGGACCTGCGGGTCTGTCTTGCGTGCCTCTTCATCCCTCTTGCCGCGCTCTTCGACAATCTTCTGTTGCGCTTCCCAATTCCGCCGCCGATTGGCAGCGGCCACCGCAACGGCACGCTCGGCTACCGCAGCGTTGTAGGCTGCCCGCCCGTCTTTGGTGAGAGTCCCATACGTGTTCTCAAAGTCGGACGCATTCGGCACAGGCGGCACATCAACAATCGGGGGCCCGAACAGCAAGGCATCATCCATCTGCTGCTGACGTTCTTCGGGGGATACCACGTGGTCGAAGAACAGCACCTCGCCCCATAGGTCTGTCATCGCATAGATGAGGGCGGGCGCGTACTTCTTCGTGTCCTCCAGGTCCGTCAACGTGTCGGCGTCCGTCACCTTCTCCCACGTCCCCCGCGACGGCGCGTAGTACCACGCCCCCTCATAATAGAGGTAGTCGCCCTTCTCCCCCCTGAACTTCTCAAGGGGGAAGGCGAGTTTGCCGCCACGCGGTGCATCAGTCCCCGTCGTCACGTCGCCTACCCCTTCTGCCGCTCGACCATGCGGCCTATGGACTGCATCACCGCGTCCGGGTCCTTCGCGTACGCAGTCCGCACCTGTTCCGGCGTCATCTGCGCAACGCGGTTGTCATAGTCCCGCGCCGACAACTCCACCATCCCCACCTTCGTCACGATGGCCTTCTTTGCATCCTCGCGCAACGCCCCGAAGAACGCCATCGCCTCGCTTGTCGCCTCGTCCATCCAGTGCCTGTCCGCCATGGCTACGCACCCCCCGTCATCGCCGCAGCCTGCGCCATCCCCTGCTGCGGCGGCTTCGCCGTAGCAATATCCACAGGCTGCCGACGCTGCGGCGTCTCACCGCCACCACCCTGTCCAGAACTGATGGGTTCGCCGCGCGGCCCCACGAGCGCCCCTGCCCGCTGCTTCCGCGTCCACTCGTCAATGATGTCGGCCAGCCCGTCCTCCTCCGCGACCTGCCGCACCCCACGCTCAATCAACGCCGGATGCTGCATCAGAAGGTCGCGGTAGATGCCCTTCCTGATCTTCGTGGGGTTCTCCACTCCGATAGCTTCCTGCACCCCATCGAAGTCCAGCAGTCCCTTGTCCTTCCGCAGATAGGCATCCTGCCGCTTCTCCAACTCCAACAGTGCGTCGAAGTACGGGTACGACACCCGCACGTTGTCGTCGCCCTCTAGGTCCTCCGGCTTCAACGTGATGCCGTCCACCGTCACCGCATGATTCCAGGTGATAATGAGCCTGAACGCCCGCGCCAGCGCAATGGACATCAGGTCTTCCATCACCCGCAGAAAGGGCTGGAACTTCCTCGAAGCCGCCACATTCAACTGCGCGTTCTGCCCGACGGTCGTGACCCCCTCCGGCCTGAACCCGCCCAGGTGCTTCGGGAACGTGTTCTCCTCAATCCGCCGGTCGATGTCCTCCTTGATGCGCGCCAACGTCGCCGGCAGGTCGGGAGTGACGATGTACCCCCAGTCGTCCTTCCCTCCCGTCACCAGGTTCCCCGTGGCCTCCTCCGCAGCTTCGGCCACATCCTTGTTGTCCACCCTAAGCTTGAGGTAGGCCGCCTTTTGCAGGTAGTGCTGTTCCGCCGAGCTAATCTCGTCGTACTGCGTTAGCAAGTCAAGGACCGGCTCCAGGATGCCCACGCACTTCCGACGCAGCCACCGGCTATCCTGCGTGTCGCCCGTGACCATCCCCAGGGGCCCGAAACGGTGCGCGAACGGCACCGACAGGTGCGGGTTCCGCTCGTCCACGATGGCCTTGCCGTTGTCTGCCTCGTACAGCTGGTGCCAGTCCTCAGACCAGTATTCCCACGCCTCCACATCCAGGTACCGGTCATCGCCCGCAAGGTACTGGCTCCCATACTCCAACGAAATGTCCTCCAGTTGCCCCCTCGTCATCCTGAGCAGGACAACCGCTTCCTTCGCGATGGCCTGCCGCGGGTCCATCAGCACCGACCGCGGGTGCGGCGCCCCAATCCGCGTGGGATTGAACAGCCGCTTCGGACGACTGTTCTCCACCGCCTCCGGCAGCCGCTCCTGCGCGTTCGTCTCCAGCGTGACAGCTTCCATCACCGCGTAGTTGTAGAGCAGCAGGTGCTTCTTAATCGTTTGCGACGGCGCCTCCATCTCCTTGCGGTCCACGTCCTTGAGCCATGCCGCGCCAAAGTCCTCGACCACGTCTGCCTTCGCGTCGTGTGTCTTGCCCTCGCCCACCGGCTCCCGCCTCACCTTCGGGTCCGATGCCAAGAACACCGACGCGGCAGTATCCAGCAACTGCCGCGCCCGCCCACTCCGCTTGATCCCCGGCCCCCGCGCCTTCCTCACCAACTCGGGCATCTCGACCCACAGCGGGTTCTCGTCATTGACAAAAGCGTCCACCACGTCCCAGTGGGCGTGCGCCTCTCCCCACAGCATCGCCAACTGGTCCTTCCGCTTGCGCACATACCCCATGTCCGGCCTCCGCTGCTTCGGCGGCGGCAAGTTGTAGAACAACTCCTCAATCGTCTTCAGTTCCTTCGCCACCGCTCCCGCCACGGCTGCCTCCTACGGTATGAACACCGGACGACTTGTCCCGCCTACGCTAAACCGCGCGTACTTCCGCCCCTGCCATGCCATCGCCCATGCCATGACGTAATCGTCATGCGCCCCCTCAGCCGCCTCCGGCCTCCCCTTCTCATTCCGAATGAACGTCAAAAACTCCCCCACCGCAGCACGACTCCTCGGCCTGATGGCCCGCAACCGCACCGCCTCTTCCAATTCCCCCAACATCATCGGCCTTGTGTTCACATCCGTCTGCCACCCCCGCTGCTTCTCCTCCTTTTCCCAGTTCACCCCATGGTGGTACATCCTCTTCCCATACCCCATCTCAACCAGCTTGTCCACCACCACCACCGCCTCGCTGTCCCTCTCCTGCCCCTGCCCAGCTCGCTCAATCACCAGGTACGCATCATTGTACCGTTCCCCCAACTCCTTCACCGCCAGCGCCATCTCGTCCGGCCTGGGCCGCCCATACAACTCCGCCACTTGCTCCGCCGTCTGCCAGTCCAACACTACCGCCGCATTCGCGCTCCCATGCACCCCCCATGCCGTGTCCACCCCCATCACGTACTTCCGCCCTACCACCGGCTGCCGCCACACCATCAACAACCCTCCCAACAACAGCAACCGCGGCTCCTCACACTCCTCTATCATGCCAACCAACGCATCCCTGTCAAAATACCCACGCGCCCGCGACGGCGAAAGCGCCTCCTCCTCCGTCCCGGGATACTCTTGCTCCATGAACTGCTCCGGCGACAACTTCTCCGTCGCCGGCACATTCCCCTTCACCCTCTCGTACCACGCATCATCACGCCCTGGCCTCACCCTCCACCCATAGAACCGCTTCGTAAACCCATTCCCAGGAACCCCGCGATACAACCCCTTGAACAGCGACATCATCTTGAGCTTGTTGCTCGTGCTCGCCTGCACCAATTGCCCACCCGCATCCACCGTCGGCTTCACCGCCGTATAGTTCGCGTCCAGATACTCGTGAAAGTCCGCCTCGTCCTGTATCACCAGCGTCGCCGTTACCGACCGCCCCGCATCAGGCGTCGAGGCCAGCGCACTGATGCTCGCATGATGCCCCTCCCACACCATCTCCCCACTCGTGTCCCGCGTCAGCGGCACCCGCAACGACGCCGGCAACTCCTGATAGATCGTCCGACACTTCCCCAGCAACTTCCATGCGTCCGGTTCACTCCGCGACAGCAATAACACCACCGCCCCTTCGTGGTACTGCGCCATCCACAACGCATACGCCGCCAACAACCACGACACCCCCAACTGCCTCGCCTTCAGCACCGCCAGCAGCCGGTTGTGCGTCAGCGCCTCTGCCAAATCCATCAGGTGCGGCCACGGAACAAACCGCAGCACCCCCTTCCCCTCCGGCGGCGGGTCCACCACCTTCACATGCCTCAGAAACACCCGAAAGTCCTGCTTCGCCTCCTCCGCCTCCAACACCCCCACATTCGCCGCCAACGCCTCCAGCAGCGCAGCCGCCTGCGGATTACTCCCCCGCAACGCCTCCAACTCCTCCAACGGCCCCACCTTCACGACGTCACCCGCGTATCCACCGTACACTGACAGTCCTGGCAGACAATACTGTGCCCGCCGGCAACCGGCTCGTACAACGCATACGTACGCTCATGCGCACACCGCGCCTGCGCCAGCCTTAGCATTGCCTCCTGCCCCACCGTGCTGTCCCCCTCCTCCGCCCGCTTCCTCGCATCCGCAAGCTGCCCGTCACTCATCACGCCGTCTCCACCATCGGTAACTCCTCCTGGCAGTCCATGCATACCCACGGAGGCACCTCATCCCCATTATCCCCGTCCCACACCCGCACCACCCGCCGATGCCTACATACCCGCAACTCTATAACCTCCACCCTCTCAACCCCACTCCCAACCTCATGCAGCCTCCCATGCTCCACCGCCACTTCCCGCACTCTCGCCGCCGTCGCCCTCAACCCAGCCACATCCTCCAGCACCCGGTACCCACACGGGTATACATACTCGCCCCCAACCAGCGAGCACACACAGTCATCCCGCCACGCCGCCGCCAATACCGTCACCACCATCACCCACCCCCTAACATCCGCGACGCCTCACATACCCCACACGCCACCCCAGGCCCCTCCACGTGCGCATGCTCGACAGGCCATGCCCTCACCTCCCCAAGCCACATATCCAGACACGCCCGACACTGCCATTCCCCTACCCACCCAGCCCGCAACTCCATCACCATCGGCATCCCCGTCACCACACACCGCCACACCGTCATATGCGTCGCGCGCCACCCAATCATCGCCACCCCACACAGAGGGCACGGCTCCCCTAACACCGCCGGCCCCACCTCACACACCGTCATGAGCACCCTCCCACTCATGCCCACAGCTCGAACACCGCGCCCTCGCAGTTTCTTCCTCCGTACACCAGCACGCCACGTGCCGCGACCTACACACCGGGCACACCATGCACGCCCAGTGCACTACCTCCCCTGTCTCCACCTCCTCCCGACACAACACACACAGCACCATCATCCCTCCTCCCGCACATGCGCCCCATCCTGGCACCGCCACGTCATCCCCACCCCCAGGCACGCCAGCCCCACCACACCCACGAGCAGCCCACACAGCACCCACCGGCCATCCAGCACCGACACCACGACCCCTACTGTCGCCGCCATCCCCTCCACGGCATACGCCCCGAGCAGCACGCGCCAGATCATGCGCCCTACTCCCTCACGCACCGGACACAGCGGCTCCCCATCCCACAGCAGCCGCACCCTATCCCCTGCCTCACCTCCACACCCACAGCAGCGCCCACAGCACCAGCGTCAGCACGATGCCGCCCGCTAGCAGCCCCCCGTCACGGTCCATGGCTCCCCCCCCCTACCTAGCATCCCCATAGAGGCCCCGCGCAGGGCCGCACAGCGACGCTACCCCCTGTCCCGTGTCCACCTCGGGCAGGGACACCGCTCCCTCCTGCACCGCCCAACACGCGAGCACCAACCACCCCTCCCGATCGTGCTGGACGACGCACCGCACAGCGAGCGTGGCGGCCACGTCTGACCATGTCTGCAGGGTGTCAGACATCTAGCCCTCCGTGGCCGTCGTCTCCACGATGCCCTGGGCCTCCATCCTCGCCTCACGCACCGCCCTGGCGAGCTCCACCAGCGCGGCTAGGTCCGCCGGCGCCACACCGCGGATGAGGGTGGCGAGGTCTGGGCCGGGCGTCTCCGGGGTATCGTCGCTCTTACGCGGCGCCGCACCCCCACGGTCCACGATGCCGAGGATGCCGGCCATCTGCACGGCAGGCGGCGTCTCTGGGTCGCGGATGATGGCGAGGGCGCGGTCGATGAGTTCGGGAGTGAGGGAGCGGCAGTACTGGCGGATGGCTGCGACGGCGGGAGCGGCTGGCACCTGGCGAGTACCCCAGATGGCGATGGCGCGCTGCTGGCCGGGGGTGGGAGGACGGAGTTCACGCCTGCGCGGGGATTTAGGTGGGTCTATGGGTGTGGGGCCGTCGTAGGCGACGGGTGGCGGGTCCTGCATGGGCTGATGGCGGGGCAGAGGTGGGACCATGCGAGGCCAGGCCCTGGACGCAGTGCTGGGGCCGTGGAATGGGTAGTCGGGAGTAGGGCCGGGGTTGAGCTCGTTGTCAGGTCCCATGCAGGCAGTCCTCTCGGTGGATGGGGCCGCATCACGTGGTTTCCGTCGCCCCTAGGGGGTTCCCCCGTAGCCCCTATCAGGCAAAGTGCGCTCCGTAGGTTCATGTTGTTGCGTGCGACAACACTATCTGAGCCTATCTGGTGGGGCCGCCGGTGACCGGGTGCTGTCATGCGCATCCTACGGCGGCGCATATCAGGCGTCTGGGTCTCACGGGCCTCGTGCCGCTAGGTGCCGTGCTGCCTCAGACGCGGCTGCGTACCTAGCCGGGGTCTCCCCCGGTGCGACGGCGGCCTACTCTGGTAACGCGGTGAGGCTCTGCCCGCGGAGGAGGACCGCGACCCCCTCTCCCCCTACGTAGCACATCCATGCGGGGGCGTCAACCTGGTATCCCATGTTGTTGCGTGCGACAACACTAGCTGAGGGTGCGACTGGGAGCTGGGTATTGATACTGGGTATCAGGGCGGTAGCTTTGTAGGTGCGAACGGTTGCAACTGCGAGGGGGGTCGCAAGTGGAGATTTCCCCGTTTCGTAGCTAGTGTCACCCATAAGATGTAGCCTGCGCTCCAAGGGCATACTTTGGTATGTGCTCGTGACCAAAAGTGCTGAGAATTAGCTAGGAAATCTTGCTTATTGCGAGTGGTTGCAGGTGCGAACGGTTGCAGGTGGAGCCCCTAGGTTTCCCCTAGGGTTCTTTCCCCCTAAGAACCCCCGTAACTCCGTTACCCTTTCCTCACCCGAGGAAGAAGAAGACATAATGACGCGATAGTATTTGGTGGGGGGTTACGGGGTACGTAGTTACGTACTTGGTGGTTAGGTGCTCTAGTACCTAGTCCTTGGTTATTAGAATCCTTGGTACCTTGGCGGGCGGGGGCGCGCGCGTATAGTCGTTGGTCCTTGTGATGAGAAGGTAGGTTTTCGTAGGTTTCTGTGGTAGGCGGCTTTTACGGACAAGGCCCTGCTGGTTTTACGGACAATCATCATCATAATCAGCGGGTTTCACGGACTATACAGGTAGGGCGCGGATGGTTATGATGATGGAGGTCAGAGCGGCGGGGCATCGCCGCAGAAAGAGGAGACCATGCGAATCATCACAACCCGCAACGACCTCCGTCAGTGGGTGAGCGACTCGGGCGGGTGGTGGGACGGATGCACACCCGCCGATCGCGACCAACTCATCGATACCGTCACGGACGCACTCCGCGCCGGGCGTCCTGCGTCCCTGGCATGGGGGGACGACTGGGAGGACTACCTTGACGAGGTGGACCTGTCCGGCATCATTGAGCGCGTCGTCAGCGCCCTCTAGGGTGAGCCAGCCCCGAGCAATCGGGGCGTAACCCGCAGGCCCCGTGGCAAGCCGGGGCAAAGGAGAGACCATGCTCTACAAAGCGTTGAACCTCGACGGCACCCCATGTCATGGCGGCACAGGCCGCTGGCACCTCCCCCAGGACGGCCAGCCGGGGGCGTGGATGCCTGAAATCCAGGGGGAGCTCATTCCGTGCCGGCGTGGCTACCATCTGTGCCGACCCGAGCACCTCCGACAATGGCTCGGCCCCGCTATCTACGAGGCCGAAGCTGATGGCGAGGTCCAAGAGACACCGGACAAGGTGGTCGCGCGAGCTGCGCGTCTCCTGCGCCGCGTGGAGACGTGGAACTCGCGCACGCAGCGGTTGTTCGCCTCCGACTGCGCTGAGCACGTACTCCATCTGTGGGAGGCGCGCTACCCCAGCGATATGCGTCCCCGCCACACTATCGCTGTGGTCCGCCGCTACGCCCGCGGCGAGGCCACCGTCGATGAGATGCACGCCGCCGCCGACGACGCCTTCTACGCCGCCACCTACGCCGCCACCTACGCCGCCACCAAGGCCGACGACGCCTTCTACGCCGCCGCCGACGCCTCCTTCTACGCCGCCGCCGACGCCTCCAACGCCGCCGACGCCTCCTTCTACGCCGCCGCCGCCGCCTCCAACGCCGCCGACGCCGCCGACGCCGCCTACGCCGCCGAGCGCACCTGGCAAAACGCACGCCTTTTTCGTTACCTTCGCGGCGATGTGAGCTAGCCCACCACCGCAGAATGGAGGCCAAATGACCACCACCGTGACCTGCCAGCGCTGCGGCTACACGTGGCAGCCGATGGTCCCCGCGCCCAAGTCCTGCCCCCGCTGCCACAGCTATACGTGGCAGCCCAAGCCCACGTGAGGAGGAGGAGGCGTCCCATGTTCCGGTTTAGCCTCTCGGGTGACGTGGCCGCCCTCCACGGCCTCCATTTCTATCAGGAACTCGCATCCATCCTGCGCACCATCGCGGACGCGGCGGAGGCAGGCACCACCGCCGGCTACGTCCACGACCGCAACGGCACCAAGATTGGCGTCTACATGACTACCGCAGACCTCGGCGAATCCGAGGATGAGCTATTCGGCCCGGAGGAAACTCTATGACCCCAACACCGGCACCACGGTTTGGCCGCACTAGCCCGACAGCTGACCAGAGGGGCCGCACCTACCTCGTGACGACCGGGTTGTGCCCGGTCATCATCGCCACCGTCCACGTAGATGCCGGCGACGTGGCGGATGAGCTAGTCCGCCTCGCCAACACCGCGCCCGACCTCCTCGCCCACTACGACGAGGACCTGCGCGCCGCCCTGGACTACGTGCGCGACGGCCACACCAGCGCCGCCGCCGGCATCCTGAGGCGGATGCTCCAGGACATCTAGCCGTGACAAGGGAGGGCTCATGACCACCACTCCGATGACCCGCGACCAGGTAGTGCAGGGCGTCGCGAAGGCCCGCGCCGGGGGCCAGACCCCCGACCTCGGCGGTGCCGACCTCCGCGGTGCCGACCTCCGCGGTGCCGACCTCCGCGGTGCCTACCTCCGCGGTGCCGACCTCCGCGATGCCGACCTCGCCGGTGCCGACCTCGCCGGTGCCTACCTCCGCGATGCCGACCTCGCCGGTGCCGACCTCGCCGGTGCCTACCTCGGCGATGCCGACCTCGCCGGTGCCTACCTCGGCGGTGCCGACCTCGGCGGTGCCTACCTCGGCGGTGCCTACCTCCGCGGTGCCGACCTCCGCGATGCCGACCTCGCCGGTGCCTACCTACGCGATGCCGCCCTCGCCGGTGCCGACCTGGACTGGAGCTTCGAGATCCGCGCCGGCGACGCAGCGACCGCGCTCGCCGACGCCGCGCACCGCCACCGGGCAGCCTGTGTCGTCGTCGGCCGACACGACCACAAGACGTCCATCGGCAGGTTCCGCTGCACGGCGATCCGCCTCGCGGAAACCAGCGATCGTCCGGTCCTGGTCGTG